ATCTAGGATATTGCTACGAGAAAGATATTGAGCCATCCCTGACGATTGAACAAGTTTCCATACATGTGAACGCAGACGAAGCCTCTTCAATATGGATGGATTTTTTAGAAGCAGAGGGTATGTTTCTGGAGTTCTCAGAAAGAAAGATGGATACCAGTGGGGGAGATGTCAGATATGAGGACATCCTGAGTTTCGCATTCGGAGAAATAGGGTTGATGCCTTGGCAATTCTACCGAATGACTATGGCTGAGTACGGGTTAATGTGCAACGGGTACTTCTTTAAAAGATGGCGCCCGAATGAGTTGACTAGACTAATTCTCTACGCTATAGCAAAAGTATTTAAAGGCAAGAAGGAAACCATTGGAAACATTGAGTCATTCATGCCACTACCGACTGACAAAGCTAGTGCAAAAACCCTTGATAACGAGCAGATTAAGAGGATGTGGGCAGTGGCTAAAAATATGTAATAAAAAAATGTATATTGAGATATGAAAATCTACAACTTTCACACAAGGGACGGCAAAGATATAAGTTTAGCATTCAACTCAGCTATTTTTATGGCTGTAAAGATGAAGCACGGCCTCATACTCGATCAGGAAGTAATGAAAAACCCTTATAATCAACCAGTTCTGACAACTGTGATTACTAAGATGCATGAGAAGGCATGCCAATTAAAAGGTCAAGAGCCTCAATTTTCAGAGGAGGAGATCAAGAATAGCCTTGATATTGACGAAATGCTTTACATTTATACAATGCTCTGCATTGAAAGGAATAAGATTATATCAACATCTCTGAAACCTGAGAATTGACATGGACTTAATTAAGCGAATACTAGGAGGGAAATCCAAGAACTACGGGATGCCACAACAATTTAGATGGCAATTAACGAACGGTTTGTGGATGCCCTATACCAATAGGGATGATACGTTTATCGACAAAGCGTACAAAGCCATTCCTATTATTCAAGCCATCATCTCCGAGATCATCGACAAAGCGTCTGATGCGCCTCCAATGATCATGAGGATAAAGGAGAAGAGTTCGGCTAAGGCTTATTACAGGTACAGTCAAAACATGGTCAGCAAAGATAGCAAGGTGGCTATGAAAGCAATGAGAGCAAAGGCTTTTGAACAGCTTGAAGATCATGACATCCTTTCTGTATTCGATAATCCGAACCCGTACATGACAGGAAAGGACTTGAGAGAGTCTAGTATGGGCTACCTATTGCTTCTTGGAAACGGGATTGAATATAACGCTGGCCCTACAGTTGGCCCTAGAAAAGGGATTCCAAGAAACATCTGGTCAATCCCTACCCCTTGCGTAGTCCCTAAGTTCCAGCAATCAACGAACGAGCCTCTAGTGGGCTATTCTGTATCCTACATGGATGAGGATATCATTCCGAAAGAAATGATCACCCATGTGAAGTATTTCAATCCGATTTCCTCTACAACCAACATACAAGAGTCTTTCTGGGGCCTTTCACCATTGAGATCAGCTGTTCGGCTAATTTCTCAGAAAAGGGATGCTGACATTGCTCAGGGAACCCTATTCAAAAACATGTCTCCAGCTGGTATGATTGTAGGAAACACGGCTGACGGATATGGAGAGCTTGATGAAGCTGAAGCATTGGCAATAAACAAGCATTTCAAAGATTCCCACATGGGAGTTTACAATGCTGGAGATATTCTGGTTACTCCAGCTAATGTTCGCTGGGAAGAAATCGGGCTTTCACCAGTTGACTTACAGATCATTGATTGGGGTAAAGACATCGAGCGACAAATCGCCCGTCTTTACAAGTACCCTGATGAAATGCTTGAGTCTGGTGGTGTGGTAGCAAACTCTGAGGTAGGGGTTCTGAAGTTTATTCGAAATGCTGTTTACCCAGTGATTAGCAGGTTCGATCAAGTTAGAACCAAAAAGCTCAGAGAGTGGTATAAGGATGATTCTCTGGTTTACATGTCAGACCTAGACTTCTATCCAGAGTTACAACCTGACAAAAAAGAATTGGTTGCATGGATGCGAAACGCATCGTGCTTTACGCAGAAGGAGTTCAGAACTGCTCTGGATTATGAGGAGAATTACGACGAAAACGACACGCTTGTTCCAGTGAACTTCATGCCTCTATCTGAAATGAGGAACAGGGATATTAGCGGTCAGAACCAACTATAAATGAAAGCCTTTGTTTCTTGGGTTGCAGTAATCAGTCTAGGTCTATTCCTCCTAGATTTGATTGTTTTATTTCTCACTGAGTTTAGTGCAGTATGGAGTTATTCAATAGTCATCTTTGCTATCTCCTCTAGCCTTTATTATTTCCTCAATGAGAAAAAATGGCGTTAACTCATACCTGATAAGACACGATCTTTTTCACAAAAAAGCGTCGAAAGAGATATATTCGGCCATTACCAAGATGGCGAAGAACTATCCTTCTACAGATGGGCAGGAGATCGTTCTGGCCTACAAAAGGCTATACTTTGAAATCATGTCAAAGGAAGGCGACAACATCTGGGAAGAAGATGTCCAGCCAGTATTGAATGACATGCTGGGTAAGGCTGATGTTCAGATGAACAGGTTGTATATCTGGAGAAATGAAATCGGTAGATTTTTTGAGACCGTTGTAAGGCCAATAGCCGAATCTGTTGCTGAGACTACTATGAAACTACTACAGGCTCTTAATCTCACGCCACAGACCCCTAAAAATGAGCGTAGCAAAGCGTTAACTGATTTTCTTGATACTCAGAAAGGCCGAGCCATAAATCTAGGCAGAACTGCCACTACGCATGCCATGAATAGAGGCGCATTAATGGCTGTGAGTTCATCTGGATTGCCTTGGAATAAGGCTTGGGTTTCGATCAAAGACGAGAATACTAGGAACGCCCACCTGACCATGAATGCGAATGATTACATTCCTATTGATCAGTTTTTTGTTGTTGGTGGAGAACCTATGCTTTTTCCCACAGATGGAAGTGCTGGGGCGAGCATTTCGAATATTGCGAATTGCAGATGCGGTATGACCTTCAAGCTGGGAAAACCAAGTAGAAGATAAAAGTAGCCACTGGAAGGCACTGGCGACCCGATTTTAATTATCCAAACTAGCCCATGAGTGCAGAGGGTGAGAGATTCGAACTCTCGAAACAAAACGTTTTTCGCCTTAGCAGTGCGACGGTTTAAGCCACTCACCCAACCCTCTTTTGTTTTACAATTATACTCGTTTATTTCTGCTAAACACAATAGTTCCAACAACTGCACCAAAGGCAAATCCTACACCTAACATCGGTGTATCGCCTCTGAATAAAATCCATGTAACTTGGACAATCACTGCTACATACACAATCCATAATGCTGTCTTGACCGCTTTGTTCATTTTACCTGATGTTTAGTTTTGCTGTTCTTAATGCTAATTCTTCGCTTTTCTTGACCCCTGTGTCCCAAATGTGTTCGTCCCAGTACCAGTAGACCCACCCTTCTTCAGACTTAAAGACTCCGATCGAGTTCATTGGAACTTTATCGGAGTCCATCATTGATTTCGCTTGACTACCCGTAAACACCTGCATTAGTCTCCGCTGTCAAGGTTCCAACGCATCTCATACTCTTCATCCTCAGACTTGAGCCTTACAGTCATTTTCTGCCATGATGCTGACCCTGATCTGTTGTAAGTTCCTTCTATCCAGAATCTCCTAAGTTCTTCCTTTAAGTTAAGGGTTTTTTGGCCCCAGCCGTTTTCCCAACCCAAGTCAATGATGTTGTTTTGTGCCTCAATACCATACTTTTCCAGAATCACGCCTATTGGACGAATCTGCCCTCTCAAGTACCTATAAAGTTGCTTGGCATAATCCAGATCAAAGACTTGACCTTTAAAAGTGAACTCACTGACACCCATTGCTATCGCTTGATTGTATGCGATCTGAAATTCTTCAAGTGTAAACTCGACAACCGTCCCATTTTCCGTACTAGCCATTTTTACTGTCATTTCTATGTTTTTTAAGTGCGTAATAAATTTTGTGTGGTCTAACTGAAAGGAGTTGCGAGGCTTTGTAGGGAGTAGCCCCATTGTTAAGCAACGGCAACACTTTTTTCAGCAATATTTCAATCTCTGCTTTCATTTCCTCAACTCTTTAATTACTAATTCGAAAGCCTTCTCGTAATCTTCCTCGGTTGACTTCGTAAATCCGATTTGACTTACATCTAACCTAGACCTAAGCGACATTTTCAAAGTGTCGACACCCATTTTGTAAGCGGATGCCCCGAGGTGTCCGCACTCAGGCCACAAAACCGTAACCGTCTCCCCAGCTATCCTGTAGTGACAATCTGCCTCTCTGTAGAAACCGTCTGACAGAGAAGCAATCAATTCATCAATTTTTCCCATTTGTAGATTATTTTAGAGGTGATGGGGGATTCGAACCCCCGAAGACCCACCGCACAGGAAAGCATGAATAAAAACCTGCGCCTATCACCTGCACAATATTAGATAGAAATATATTATAATACAATATCCTCTATTATAATTTTCAATAAAGATGCAAAACATCCGTTGTCGGGTGTGTTGACTTTGGTCTGTAAAGATGAAATAGGTAAACCCCGTCTGCTATGCCTATTCTGGCTCTAACTGCCATTGCTTTCTTGCTGAAAGAGTAATCAAAAAATTCATTTGCCTTGTTAACTATGCCTCCTTCATCAATTCCTCCTATTGCCAACCAAAGCCTTTTACTGAAAAGCATCATTACCCCAGCTATATTTCCAGTGTAGTCACACACATGACTGCCGTGTTTAGCAATCAACTCCTCAGCAATAGCAATATGATTAACCATGTTCATGTCGTCTGAGAGAGTTTTATTGTATAGCTGTCTTTCAAGGCCACATCTATTGGTAATACACCCTACTAAATCATAATCACCTCGAGAGGCTATATCTTCGCACTGGCGTATGAACTGTTTATGTAGAGGTGGAACTGTGTCTATATCCCTTAAACAAATCCAATCATCATCATTGAGTCTCGAGACTAGATCGTTTATAGCTCTTCCGATATTCTTGTCTCCTCTAGCTGGAGTAATGTGGTGTACCGCTGGCTTTTGTTTGAACTGGCTAGAGATTAAATGAGGCTTATCAATAGCAAAATACTTCTGTGCCTGACTAACCTCAACAGCTCCCCCCAGAACCGTATTCCTGACCTCCATAATAGCCGAGAGGGCCATCTGATCAGTGTTTGCAAACATCTCGATGTGATTCCACCAAAGCTCATGAAGCTCGTTTGATTCTTTGTTGTGCTCCCGAACAAAGAAGCTGTTTTGGTAAATAGGAACTGAACCCTTGATGTGACTCATTTTGTAAAAGTTAGCCTGTCTTGAGAGAACTGCTGGGTCTGCCTTTCTCAGGGTGATCAGTTCGTCTATTAAATGATAAATACCTCTCGAAGAGCCTCGGAAACATCTTACAGGGTGACTTGGCGGTTCCTCGATCAACTTCACGTTTCCATCTATGTAGCATACTAACTCATAATCTGGAAGATAAATGTGGCTGTTTATTTTATACCGTCTGGACGCCTTTTGTGGATCAGGGTCTTTAGGCACTTGCTTTACTATCCAGCCTTTTGAATCAGCTGGGATGATGTCGGTGAATAAAAAACAATCCCAACCCTCAAACATGGGGGCTGGGATTATCTCGTCATATCCACCGATTATAACCGTGAATATCGCTTTACGCATGCTTTCCGAGTATGTCTTTTAAAACATTTGCTACATCTGCCTTCTTCTCTATCAATCCAAGCATCGACTTTCTATGCGACTCTATATCTTGATCAATTTGCTGAAGTGCTTTATCCAGCATAAAGAACAAGCCTTCGAGATGCATTGAGTATCCGTGATTCGAAATCATGAACTCATGGTACGAAAGAACTTTGTTTTTAACATCATCCTCGGCTGGATGATCTGGATTTGTCGTAGAATAACTTTTTGAAAACATATTTTTTGTTGATTAAACTGCTGTTAGGTACTTCTTTTGAACTTCAATGACCACCAGTTCAGTCATTGTATTTTTATGGATCATTAAGGTGTTCCAGTTGACTTGTATCGAGAACGGTAGCTTAGCGCATTCACACCCCTTTTCGTCCTCCAAGTAGTAACCTTCTACATCCCAATGATGCACATAAAACTCGTGGGCATTCGGCCTAATCAGAATATCCAGAGTTGGTCTTGCTGAATCAATCCAAATCTTCATGGTTGGATATGTGAAATTCAAGTTTGTTCAAGATAATTCTAGTCTCATCAATGAGACCGCTAAGCCTCCTTTTATCCAAGTCGGTCAGGTTCCCGTACTTAGTCCCGTTGAAATCAATACCTGTGATCTTCATGTAGGTACTGTTCTTTCCCATGATAGACGAGAGCTTCATCTTCTTTTTCAGCTCCTTAATCAAACCTTTAAACTTTTCTGTCTGCTTCATAATTAGAATGGTAAATCATCGTCATCGTCAGCTTTTGCCTGAGCAGGGCGCTGGCCTTTATCCCTCTTCTCTGCCAGCGAAACAGTTCCATTAGTCCAGAACACCTTTCCATTTCCTACATAGAACTTGTTTTTTTTAGCCTCCCTATCTTCTTTACTCTGGGAAACGTATGCCGACACGTTACTGCCATACTCGTTTGTCTTGTCGTCCTGAGATACAGTGATGTTAATCCCTTTCTCATTTTTGGCCTTGAGTGTTTTTAATAGAGTCTCAAGGGTCTCAATCTTTACATAAATGTCTGCTAATGATGCCATTATTCTTTAATTATTGGTTTTGCGTCAAATCTGTCCATCAACTCTTTTACGAGAGGATTTTCTTCTATTCTATTTTTGAATCTAACTGGCTTCTGGGATAGCAAAGGCATCACTTTGTCTAGCTTTGCGAACTTGATGTAAATCCCGTTGTTGTCCAGCACCTTAACTTTGTCGATCACAATCCTACCGCCTTCCATGAAGTAGGTGGTTATCTCAAAAGAGCCAACCTTATCCAGCCAAGTCTTTTGTTCTGAACTCATCCGATTCCTTCATTAAGCCTTTTGCGATCTCTTTCGCTTCCCTGATAATCCCAGCTGAGTCATATCTTCTCCCTCTCTCTGAGATAATCAGCGCTTCAGCAATTCTGCAAGTCAACTCAGCTTCCTCCGAGAGCTTGCTTGTTTTAAACGCTTTGTTTTCCATAGATTAATAAACATTTTTCAATTACAATAATACCGAAATATTAATTAAAATACCACATAAGCTATTCTTATCCGTTAATAATTTTTGTGATCTCGAGAATAAATTCCTGCTTACTTCTGACTACAATGTAGTTGAATCCTTGAGCCTTTATCAGCTTCTCCCACTTGATCTGGTCTGGACTCTGTGATCCGTCCTCCGTCTTCATCTCAATCATGTAAGCTCTGGAGTTGAAATAAAAAACCATATCACTACGGCCAGACTGCAAGCCCATCCCTTTGTTCTTAGCTCCTTGAATCCTGTTGGCGCTATTGTTTAGATTATAGCAAAGCAATCCCCTGTAGGAGGGATGCGTGTTATGAAACCATAAATAGCAATCTTCCTGTAGTCTCTCTTCCAGTTGTGTCATAATCTTAATCCGTCAAAAACCTTGAATCTTTTAGCATTAATGTAAAGCCAGCCCTTTTTATATCCCAATTTTTCAATCAAGTCGAGTGCTTTTTGCTGATCTTTCAATTTATGCAAGACAGCATTGGCGTTGATCATCTTCAGTTTAATAGCTTCCACGATCTCGTCAACTGAATAATCAACAGCCCTCTGTATTCTGACTCCATTGGTTAAAGGCTCGAGTTTGGCCACCTCAGCGTTCTTAAACTTGCTCTTCTTGGGAAATTCAAAACCACAGTAGTCACAAACTGATTTTGAGGTATGGATTAAAGCGTTACAGTTCGGGCACTCTTTTACTGGATAGGCGCCCTGTTTTTTCTTCTCTTTGGCTTTAAGTGTCCACTCTCGATCATCTTCCCAAAAGCCATGTTCCCTGATGTTATTGCCGAAATCTAGGATGGTAAATTCCTTCTTCGAGTCTGTTACCCTGCTCCCTCGGCCGACCATTTGTAGAAACAAGGGTAGTGATTTGGTTGCTCGGTAAAGAATCACTGTCTCGATGCTTGGTTCGTCAAAACCAGTAGTGAGAACACCGACACTACACAAGACTGCATCTGGTGTATGCTTAAACCAAGACAATACCTCCTTCCTAGTCTTTGGGTCTGCGTCACCGTGTAAATACTTGGCGTTTATGCCAGCGTTGCAAAGCTCCTGACAAAGCTGGATAGACGACTTGATATTTGGGCAAAATGCTATAGCCTTGCTTTTAGGGCAAATCCTATTGTAATTCTCAATTACACCTCTCCAAACCTTGTTGTCACTATACCTCTTCGCCAGCTGTTCCGAATCATAGTCGTAACCCTTCTTCTCAACGCCCTTCAAATCAATCTTGACTCCGTAGCTTTTTGGCTTGGATAAGTAACCAGTTCTAACCAGTTCTGGAATGGTGATTACATCTTGAATCTGTGAGTAGAATTGGCCCAAAGGCTTTTGGTTCCCATACCTAAACGGTGAAGCCGTAAAGCCGATTACAACCGTTTTCTGTGGGAACTTTTCAAATAGCTTATCGAAGTTTCCAATATGACACTCGTCAATAATAACCAAGTCTTGACTCTGGATGAAGTCGATGTATTCCTCTTTTGTTATCCTTCTGGATAAGGTTTCGACCATTGCCACATGAACAAGTTTATCTGGGGATATGCCCTCTCCACTAGGCTCGATAAGTGATGGGGAAACCCCCAATCTGGATAATGATCCATCTGTCTGAGTCAGAAGCTCGCTTCTGTGAGTGATAATCAAAACCCGCTTGCCTTTTTGAGTAGCCATCTTCACTAAAAACGAGAACATGAAAGTCTTTCCAGAACCAGTTGGTGAACACATAATGAAACGAGAAGAGCCACTTTTGATGGCTCCCCTTGCTTTTTCTATCGCTTCGTATTGGTATGGTCTTAAATCTACAGTCTGCGCCATGTTTCTTCTGCGTAGTAGTTTGTATTTAACCGCTCGGTTGGATAGCCAAATAGACACTCTTCGTATCTGGCAACCATTGACGGAAAGCGTTCAGTCAGGTACTTGTTGATTTGCAGGTTCACTACCCTTGGCTTCACTTTTTCGGTATCGAACCAGTAAAATGATCCAGAGTAATGAAACGGCTCTGGCACAAACGGGGGACACGGCAAAATCTTACCACAAACCCCAGAGAACAGCTTACCACTCATATCTGGAACCTTGGTCAAATTGGAATTGTATAGCTTGTTTATCCACATGTCTAACCCATTCAACCTTGGCCTTGTAACACCTTTGCAGTGGGCATAAAATGTAATGCCTCCATTTACCAAGTTCAACGATTCTAGAAAGTGTATAGCCTCCCCGTTCTGGGGGTCATTCTTAACTATCTGGTACTTGCATCCATCTGGAAGTAGATTAACAATATCGTCAGTTGAATAATCTGAATCTACAGCAATCTTAACGACCCGATCACCGTCAAAAACATTCCAGAAGTTTCGAAGAAATTCAAGGTTGAGCATGTGATAATAGTTAAGGCTTCCGTTGAAGTAAATGAAGTAGATCAGATTCTTCTTAACATCATTGCCCATAAAGTAGGGGTTTTTGGTCTGTCGATTACCTCAAATCCAAGCTCTCTCCAGAACTCGCTCCACTCGTACTCCTGTTTGATGTTGATGTGTCCCCAGCGCTCATCGTTATCAGTGGTATGAGGCGTTGAGGAGAAGAGGATGAGCTTTGGATTGATCTTACTTACAGCAACGGCTATTTCCCCGTTGGTCATGTGTTCGGCCACCTCAATGAACAGCATCAGCTCTGCGATCGTCGGCTTGGCTACAACGGTCAAATCTGGGTAGTTGCTTTTGCAATAATCCCGATGAGGCTTGAAGATGTCTTGCGCCACGATATTGTAGCCTTTTTGCCTAGCTACTTCTGAATAAACCCCAGTTCCGCACCCGAAGTCGATCACTGACTCTGGGGCGTACTGAGAAATATATTCGGCCACACTTTCTGCTAGAGCTACAAACTCAGCGTTGCTCATTGTTAGGTTGAGGATTTCCAGCTCTGCTTTTAAAAACTGATCTTGACTAATTTTCATAAGTTATTGTTTTACAATGGGTTAATTTCGATTACTTCATAAACTCTCTTGATCACATTCCCTACTCTCTTTGCTTTCTTAACAAATCCCTTGGCTTTCAGTGCTACGCCCATCTTGGTTGTATTAATCCTCAAGCTACTTCGCCCCTCGATGTAGTTCACGATTTCGGTTGCAGTCATAGCCTTGACATAACCTGCATTCTCTGGGGTGATAAAGAACATGTCAATCGCCTCCATCTCTATAGATATGGCTTCATTTCTAGCTGTGGCTCTATTTAGATATTCGATTTCCTCCTTGGTTAACATCCACTCATCTCCGATTTCCTTCCACATCCAGTAAAGCTCCATCCAGAGCTTTTCCTTGTTGACCTTGAAGTATTTGTCCTTGTTGATGCTGACGATGTTTACTGGGATAATCCTACGGTTTCCTGTAGGGTCATTGATCACATCGTAATCATTCGAAGTACCGCAAAGCACAGCCAACCGCTTCAGTTCTTCCACCTCTCTACCGTATGGCTTCCTCATTGAGAACTCGGACTTGGACAGCATATTCTTGAACCGTTTAGCTTCCTGCTTATTCTTGCCACCAAACTCGTCATCCATAATGATCAGTTTCTCGCACATCAGAATATAGGAGTCTTTCAGTTCGTCAAGAGAAGATTCAGCATAGTACCTGTGCAATTCCTCTGGAAGCAGATTACGGAAGAACTTGGTCTTGAAATCACCCTGACCTCCGATCAGAACCAGTACCATTTCAGAGTGCGTACCGAAAACCGAGGCAACCACTGAGAGTAACCACTTCTTGAAGAAAATCTCTAGGTAATTGTTGACATAAACCCCGTCGATCTCTGCTTCATACTTGATGCAACTGAACAGTTTCTTCAGTTCCCCCTCTGGCTTTTTCTTCTCAGCCCGTTCTGTAAACCAGTCTTTGATTGGATTGTATTCAACTGCCGAGGAAAGTATCAAATGCCTGAGCATTCCCTCATTTACCCTCGTACTCACCTCTCTCCAAGCTCTCGATAAAATCTTGGAAAATATCTTGTCGGTAAGATTGTCCCCGTCGATCTCAATCTTTCCACTGATCACATTGTATTTGATCTCATAGTTAGACAGAAATCCTATAGTAGCTCTAAGCGCTTCGTCCTGATTGGCTGGCTTGACCGATCCAGCTGGCATCTTTTCCATTGCGCTGACGATCTCCTCTACCTCATCCGTATCAAGCCCCTCAAGTTCGGCCGTCTTCATTACCGATTCACGGACATTCTTCACACCTCCCATGATTCGGCTCTTGACTATCTCCTCAATCTCCTGATTCTTTGGGGTCTTTATCTCCAACCCTGCCTTCTTGCACAGGTAGTAAACGGTAGAAATAGAGTTGCCATTCTTGGCAGTTCTGAGCATGGCATTGTAAGCCTTATCAGTCTTTTCTCTGCTGTATTTCTCGCTTGGCGATGAGATGATGTGAAACATATCCCTGCCAGATTCCCCATACTCATTAGCGAAAGCCATTCCTGCCCTCATCCAATCGTAGTAATCTTCCAGAACATTCACAGCCTTGTCCCTAACCTGCTGGAGTATGTGATCCATGTTGCTATTCGTGTGTACGAATGCGACTTTATTCGGAACCATTCTCCTCTTGGGTAGGTACTTGGTGAATACCTTGGCGCTTGGATTGTAGTATGCTTCTGGATCGAATGACACGAATCTGTAACGACTTACATCCTTACAGCTCTTGTCGGCAATCAGTCCGTACTTGTTGGCAAAGTAAGCCTCGAGACCAAAGTAGGAGTCAAGGTGCTTTTCTGGATCAATCTTGATGTAGAATGCGTAACCTCCGTTTCCAGAGATTGATTCGTGACCAGCCAGAATGTATGGATCAGCGTAAATCTCATCCACACTTATTGAAGGATTGGAATTGGCGTCGAAATCCATCACAATGATACCAGAGTGTGATGTGAGGCCATCAATAGCTCTGGAGGTGAAGACACCAGATGCCGTCACCCCCTGAGCTTGTTCTTTGGGCCATTTCCCCGTTCGAACTTTTAGTACCTCGTCTTGCCACTTTCCGTTGCGAATGCCTTCAATATACTCTTCGAATAGGATGGTTCCGCTTGGAACTTTTGCTGGGACTATCTTCCCAAATTTCTCAGAGTAGTAACCATTTGGATACAACGAAATGAAAGCCATAGATTAAAGTGAGTTTATAAGACCAGAAATATAAGATCGGCAAAGTACAACTCTACTTTTCAATTCCTCAATGACTGACTCGTTGTACTCCACATCAAACTCTTTGATTCTAAGACCAATATCCACACCAGAGTAGTCAAACTGCTGGACATAAGGCATAGTATCTGGAGTGTTTTGTAGGCAGTAAACAACTTTTCCCTTTCTTCTCCCTGTGAGATTCATGTAAACATTGACCTGAGCGATGTGATCAGGATCAGCTGAAGTCTCGAAAAGAGGGAAAGTGAAAGCGTCCCAAGAATTTTTGAAGTCATAGATTGTCTCGTCGTCGTCAACATCAGGCTCCCCAGTAAAGTAATCGTTTTCAAATCGTTCATCGTTCTTGAGCAGGAATATACCACCCTTGAACTGGCTATAAAGTCGGATCGCCTCGTCTTCAAGCAATTTGCCTTTCTCAAGGTACTTAGATTTTATCTCTTTCTCATGACCATAGAGCTTAGATTTCAACCACTCTTCGCAATAAGACTTGAGCGTCTGTGGCAACTCTTTGTTCTCCCTCTTCTCTATGAGGTCTTCGAGGGTAGTTCGCATGTTTTCGGTCAACGGTTTAGCCTCTCCTTTATGAGAAGCTATGAGTCTTTCGCTCAACTGCTGGAACTCGGCTTCCTGCTTAGCGCTGAGTCCGATGGTTCCTGTGAGTAGTAGCCCAGCCTTGCTGGCTCTGCACTTAAATACGGGTACTTGGTTCATATCTTACGGTTTTAAAATTGGATAATAGTCTACTGATTCGTGCCACTGTGGAAATGTGGTGTTCTGGTATCGTCGCTTCCACTGGAACTCGATCTCATCCAGATCGCTCTTCTTGAGCATGGATCGCAATCCTCTTGGAAGCCTGATCTTTCTTTTCGGATACTCGACTCTCAGTTTCTCGAGAGGGTAATCTGACAACAGCCACTTCTTGAAGTGCGGACGGCTCATCGCATTCTCTCGGATGTCGATGATGGCCTGTTCCACATCAATGACAAACAAGCCGTTGATTCTGGAGATGTCAATCCTGAGATTCTTGTTCAGCTTGCACTCCAATTCTGCTTGCGTGTGATCGTTAAACAGCTTGATCCCGATAATTTTATTAGCCTTCTCCTGAGTTGTTGACAGGATGTATGCCAGCTCCGAGGCCGACACGCTTACTAGTTCTCTTTCCATTTTGTATCTATTGATTCTTCTATAAATGAAAACGGCATGCACTCAAACAGCTGGCCGTCAGATTTCTTAATTTCCATTATCGTACAGAACACCATCAGGTATATCTCATTGACCTGATCTGGATTAGTGTCTATAAAACCTTCTACCGCTCTTTTAAGATCGGCATCAGTGCCATTGTGAACCACATTAAGGGTCACGGTATCAACGCTTGCTGGATAAGGATTGTCGCCCATAGGCATTTTCAGCAATCCGAGACTAATCGTTGAGTGTATTAAGTTCATTTTCTTTTAGGCTAGTATCGTCAACATGTGTCATTTCACTTTTAGTCATCCGCTTCTGGTTCCAAATCTCAACCTCATCGGTCTTGATGCAAAACAGTTGGCGATGAATACGCAGGTGGCTGTAGTACCTACCTGCAATCTTACCTACTGGTATCCCAGTGACAGCCGAAGCTCTTCTGAACGCAAAGCTCAGATTCAGTGGATAAATCATCACCATCGTACAGATCAGATTATCCAGTTGTTCTCTCGATTTGATTATCATAATTTCCTAGAAGTTACAAGGGCAGGAAAGTTGCTGGGACTCCCTGCCTGTTAAGTTTATTCGGCCATTGCGTCAACGAACAGGTCTACCATACCCAGATCATGAGCTTCGTCAGACTCGGTGGCAATAGTAATCAGGTCTGCCACATACTGCATCTGGTTCGGCATACCGCCATTTAGGCTATTGGATTCCATGTGGTAAATCATTCTGTCACTACTTAGAACCAGTGCTGATTCCTCTGGGGTCAGGCCGTAGCTCACCAGCCTCTTCATTGCGTCATACGCCAAGTCCTCGGTAATGTGCCTAGCCAGTTCTGCTGGAACAGTGCTTAGCGCACGGTCGTAAGTTCTGTAAAATAAGTCCCAAAATGGCTTCACTTCAACACCGTCCTTGGCTTTCATTGCCAGATCGGAACTTCCACTGGATCGGGTTACTCGCTCAAGGGAATACCCGTGCTTCAAGCACTCCAGCTCGCCCATCAATCCCCCAATCATGTTTCCAGTGTAAAGGCTCTTTTCCTTTACTCGCTCGGCCAGTCTTTCCAAGAGTAGGCGCATCATTGTTGTTGCTTCGTTTTTCATTTTTGTAATAAAAGTTGAATGTTTTCTTCTGTGATCAGATAGGTCTTTCTGATCTTATCAATAGTAGTCTTACCGCTGTGTAGCTTCTTCTTAGCTGGCTCCCACAACTCATGCTTCGGAGTAAGCTCAGGCTTCTCCGCACCCTGCTCGTTAAAGTCATCCATATTCTTGCTATCGTCAAGAAGAAAGAGACTAGACATCGCATACTTTCTGGCGTAACTGGACGCCGACCCTGTAATCTGGGATAGGGTCATCCCCTTCAGCGCTTCGGGATGCCCAGCAAACCCCGTAGCCGAAACGGACTCGACTTCCCCATCCTTGCCCGCCTTGCACAAGCTCAGCGTAGCGGTACTCTTGACAAAGAGCATGCTCCCTGCCTCGACGATCTCATCCTCGAAGAGCAGTACAACACCGTGAATTTCCATCATGGGCTTGACCGCCTCGATGATATCCTCTGCCGATCGGTAATTGAAGCCACCGAAGTCATTTCGATGTGCCTTCTTCACTTTCAATTTTCGCTGAATTTCAGCAAGTGCCAATAGAATAGTGGTCATTGTATAAGAAGATTGGTTATTGAAATTCAAATGTAGAAAGGGTTATTGAATTAACCAAGGGGATATTGAGAAAAATTGAAAAATGCGAAAAGTGCTGGCAACATGGCAACAGTGCTGGCAACAAAAATCGGCCTCAGTTTGCTGGAAAACCACTTTGTTGCTATGTTGCTACTGTTGCTAGGTAGTTGTATAGATTTATAAAGAGAGAGATTACATTAGTGACTTTTCGTGGTTGCTTAGTGATAATTATTTTATATCCCCAGAGAAAGTTTGTGACTTTTTGCTGGCAACGTAGCAACATTGGTGTTAAGTTGCTGTAGTTCAGTGAGTTTGGTGTTGCTAGCAGTGGTGGCAACAGGGTAGCAACAGGTAGCAACATTTTCCGCTTTCCTTTATAGTCTTGAAGTGCTATATTTCGAAAAACTAAATGCTGATAATATGAGAGCAGACGGATCAAGACCAAACGAAGGAAGGCCAAGAGCTTTTAAAAGTCCAGAGGATTTATGGGATGCCTTCTGTAAATATGAAAATTGGGTAGAGTCAAACCCCATTTTGGTTCATGACTTTGTAGGAAAGGACGGATCGGAGGTTTATAGGAGAAGACAGAGACCATTGGTATTGGAGGGTTTTCAGAGCTGGTTGGTTGATAACGGGTATATTGGGTTTCCTGATATTGATCCTTATTTGGATGGGACTTATCCCGAGTTTTCCGCTATCTCTCGCGCTATTAAGGGTAAAATACGCCAAGAGCAGATCACTGGAGGCATGGCTGGTATCTACAACCCGAGCATCACGGCTAGGCTAAATGGACTCACTGAGAAGCAGGAACTCAAGTTTGTAGAGCAACCTCTGTTCGGTAACGACGAGTAGTCATAGTCTAAATTGCATATTCGGATAAACGAATAAGCTGTTTTTGCTGGGCTAGTTCTGGAAATCGGCTGGCCCAGCTACACTATCCTATTTTAATCCAAAAAAATACTACGGGGGGTATGCCTACAAAAAGTGCCACTTTAGCCTCCTAGGCCCTTAATTCAACTTATCGAATAGATTAGTTTAACTTGTCTAATAGATTAGTTCAAAGGGCTGTTTTCAGTTAGCCCATTTTTTACGGGTATTCATATTTCATTAACCTTTCATTTTTGCCTGTTTTTTTGCCTTATACGGGGACTTTTTACCCTTACCTATACTTTACCATTACTTTGAAATTTTAAGCGCTAAAAAGGGCTAAAAAATAGCCCTTTGGTTATTGGAAAGAAAGCAATAAAAAAGGGCCTAATTAAGGCCCTTGAAAGTTTGAATTAAAACAAGTTTTAAAGCTCGTTTTCTATCCAGTCTTTACACTCTTTACAAAGGTATGCTTGGAAAGAGTTATTGAATGAAGTTAGGCCGTAACCATCGCACCCACTGCAAATCGAATAAACTTCACTTTCATTTTCAGCTTTTGGGACTTTGCACCCTTTGGAGGCTTTTGGAGCTTTCCAGCTTTCCCAATAATCGCCGTAAGAGTAAGCGCCGTAACTATAGGAATTATTCGAATACCAGTTGCCATCGCTTTCCCATATACCTAACCTTTCATTTATAATTGAAAATTGCCCTTGGTTATTTAGAAAAACGAGTTTTGAATACCCTATACGGTCAGAAATAAGGCTTTGGATTGCATTATTAGAAAGCAGGTCATTTTCTGAAATATGCTTCAAATAAACTCTATTAAAGTGCCGTGTGTCGTTTTCCAGTGCGTTACCTAGGCCCGAAATAATGCCGTTGTGCATGAATACTAGGTTTTCGGACACGTGGAAAGGATGCGTATTTGATAGGTCTATTTTTCCACTTGTCGAAATACGGAAATGGAGTAGAATAGGGCTCTCCGTATTTTCAAAGCGCTTTAAATACTTTTTATACAGGGCCTTTGAATCCGTGGAAAGGGACTTAAACAGCTTTATTTTTCCGTTTTCAATCCATGCCATACCAAAGCCGTCAGAATTATTGGATAGGCTGTTTTGAAAGTAAGTCTTTGAGACTGGATTAGAGTTTTGGTTAAGAATTGCAATACACATTTTTTTTTAAGTTTATAGTTTTGGATAATTATTTTTTAAGTAGGTCGGGTAATGTTAATGCGTTTTCCGTTTCGCTTAGCGCCCTTTCTGAAATAGTTACATTTTCAAGGCTTTGCGAATACTTGGCTATCAAAAGCACTTTCTGTAATAGTTTTTCATAACTGAAAACCTTGGATAAATGCAAGTGTAAAGGGTGGTTAAAATCCGCAATCCAATTAATAACCTGTAAAGGACTTTTGGTTTTATGCAGGTCTATGATTTGGATTAATTCAAGTCTCCAAAGCAGGTTTTCAATATTCTTAACAGCTGGAAATATCCTAAACTCAATACAATGCCTTTTCAAATTAACACTTTGGTATTTTTCCCCGTCCCTTATCAAATCTTTGGTGCTTTTGGCCTTACTCCAGCGTGAATTAATTCTATGCTCATAAATAGAATAAAGCAGTGGTAAATAGCCCTTTATGTTTTCCAACAAATTAGCGCTTGAATAGTCAGGGTGCGAATAGTTAATGTGACCACCGCAATTGCTTGAATAATCCGCGTTTATAAGCTCTTTCAATCGGCCAAATTCATTTCTGAAATAATCCTTTGATTCATGCAGGGAAAAAACAGGGCTAACCAGTTCAAAACCTGTAGTTGCGCATAAACTACCATCATTTTCCTTTCCCCATCCTGTTTCACTTTGTAATTCATGCGCATAAACACTCTGTTTGGCGTCCAAATCTTCTTTCTCTATTTCAAATCCAATCTTCGCGCCTTCTATAGTGCATTTGAATGCTGGATTTGAACCGTGATAACTGAAATTATATTCGGGTTCAGCCTCTTTGTGGTATTCGCCGTCACTTTCCCAGTAGTATAAATAGCTTCTATCAAAGTATTCGCCGTCGATATAAGTCACTGTATAGCCACCAATATTTGCTTCGCCATCACTCATTATTTCGTCACAGTAATAAGAGCAAAAGCGACGGCCATAAGGGCCGAAACTTTCTATTTCATAATTATTGCCATTAAACCAGCGGGCCGATGTATCGCAATAAATAGCGCTTGAAATATGAATGCTTTCGTCTTCATAGGTAATTATTAAATCGTCTTCATGATAAATGCACCCATCATTATCGCACCTAAACAGGCCGAATTTTGAAAGGTTGGTATTTTCAGCGTGATAATTAGAAATGCCTAACGTTTCAGCCTCAGAAAGTATTTCTTTCAGGTCTTGGCCTTTGAATAGGGCAATTTCAGCCAGTAAATCGAGTGTGTGTTGGTCAAACTGCATAGGATTAGAAAGTTAATAGGTTTGAGAAAATTGAAAATTCACGGCCGATAAGGACTAAACCAGTGAATAAAATAGCACTTAGCCCGCTGATAACTACCAGATTTTCAAGGGCTTGCAGGATAATTAATTTTTTAGTTTTCATAGCTTTTTTTTTACGCATGCCCAAAAATAGAAAAAAGGGTATTCAAAGCAATAGCCTGCAGGTTATTTATAGGTTTTTTGCTGGAAAAACGTTTCAAACTAGGCGCTTCGTTGATTATTTAGGAATGCCTCGTTTTTGGCTTGCTGGAGATCGAGGCAGGGCATGGGGGTCTCCATAATTCTCTACCCCCCAATAAGCTCTTTGCCTCCTAAAAATTTAGCCAGCATTTTTCCTCTCTATAGCCTATCTTGCGTCTTCACCATCCGTTCTGAACATGTCCCAAGGATTCGTTTACACCACAGCCATCAAGAAAATGCGTGACTTAGCCAAGACTGGAACCCGTATCAACGTGGTCTGCGGAGGCTCGTCAGCTGGCAAGACCTTTGGCATTCTGCCGATTCTTATCGACAAGGCAACCAGAGTTCCGAGGAGTGAAATCAGCATTGTGGCAGAGTCCGTTCCGCATCTCCGACGGGGCGCCATGAAGGACTTTGAGAAGATCATGAGGGAGACGGGCAGGTGGAGTGATGCGCACTGGAATACCACACTGATGAAGTACAGGTTTGCCAACGGGAGCTATGTGGAGTTTTTCTCGGCCGATGACGACGGCAAGGTTCGTGGCCCAAGAAGAACCGATCTTTACATCAACGAGTGCAACAATATCAAGTACGACACCTTTTTTCAGCTGAATATCCGAACCAGCGGTAGCGTCTGGCTGGATTACAACCCAGTGGAGGAGTTCTGGGTAGACGAGAACGTGATGAAGGGCAAGGATGTGGGGTTTGTCAGGCTGACTTACAAGGATAACGAGGCGTTGCCCCAGAGCATTGTGTCAGTTCTGGAGGAATGTCGGGATAAGGGGTTTTATGATCCGTTTTTGGCAGAGGAAGACCTGTTTGCGGACAAGAACATCAAGAATCAGTATTGGGCGAAGTGGTGGAGAGTGTATGGCATGGGCTACCAAGGTTCGCTGGAGGGCGTGATCTTTCAGAACTGGGTTCAAGTGGATGTTATACCTCCGACGGCTACGCTGATGGGGTACGGGCTGGACTTTGGGTTTGCGAACGATCCGACTTCAATGGTCGGCATGTGGAAGCACGGGAAGGGGTACTACTTCAAGGAAGTTCTGTATGAGAAGGGGATGACCAACAGGGATATTGCAACCAGAGTTCGGGATATGGGGATTGACCCGAGTGCGACCATCATCGCTGACTCAGCAGAGCCGAAGAGTATCGAGGAGCTGAGGAGATATGGGTTGAAGGGGGTGAGAAAGGCCAGAAAGGGACGGGATTCCATCGTTTCTGGAATTACCCTGATGTTGGCTAACCCGATGTTTGTCACTTCGGACTCCGTGAATATGATCAGGGAGCTGAGAAACTACATGTGGGAAGTGGACAAGAACGGGAATGCTATCAACAGGCCGAATGCTGGTAATGACCACGCTATTGACGCCTCGAGGTATATTTCGATGGCGAAAATGGGGAAAGTTGGGGGATTTGTAGTAAGTTCGGGGAAAGTGATATACTCAGATG